TGATGATGTTCCTGATGGTTTAACGGTTGTTGACCTTGCAGATTTGTTAATACCTATAAGTTTCGCAACTCTTTCGTTTTCAAGTTTAACCATTTCAGCCGCTGATTTCATATCATAACCTAAAACAACACCTGAACCAATTCCCGTCATTCCAACACCAATAAGAGCGTCTTTCTCAGTTGTTCTTTTCCACACATCTCTTAAGTAATGGAAGTCAGTGTAACCCGCTTGTAATGTTCCGATGAACGCAGCTCCTTTAACTCTTGCCTCAAAATCTTCTTGTGATTCAATGTCAGATGCATTTACCTCACATAAGTTACAGAACTGATTAGGTCGAAGTGCAATCTCACAACATGGATTGGTTCCCCAATCTTTATCGTTTGATAAATAGATTCCTGGTTCACCCGCCCCTGATAACTCAATACGTTTCCAAAGACCCATAAAGAATTCTTTTGTGATTTTGTGTCGAAGAAGTACCGCCGAGTTGTTTGCTCTACCTCTCTGTGGATTTGATTCCCACCAGTTTCCAGATTTACAAGAAATCATTTCTTCATCATCAGCACTAAATAATGAAATAAGTGCCGCTCTTCTGATACCACCCGCTAATACCGCATCTGCAATATGACATACAATATCGTGAGTTTCAATAGGCGACAATCTTTCACCATCTTTTTTGTTTTCAAATACTTTTGTGATATTATGAACACAATCTTTAAGTGGTTGAGGTCCAGGCGCTTTACCACCTGAAGTCACCAATAATGCTCCTTTATGTCGGATATCGGAGAAATCAAATATAGGTGTTGATGATTTAACCCCCAAATAGGATTCAACCAACACTTTAATTGCGTCTGCCCATCCCTCAATACTATCACCAATAAGGTAACGTCTTGTTCTTGCTGGGTTTGGTTTTTTAATCTCAGGTAATTTATCAACGTGGTGTTTTTGTACTGAAAATCCAACACCCGTTCCACCTAACAATAAGAACATAGTTTCAGAGAACGCATCTGGATGGTCAATCGGCATGTAAGCACAATTGTAAACTCTGTTTGGTGAAATTTCAATAGGTTTCCCACCAAATTGCAATGATCTCATTGATGGAAGAATTTTCTTAGCATATACCATTTTGTATACGTTTTCAATTTCTTCTTTAATTTGGGGGTATCTCTTTTGGTGCATCTCCTTATTTCTTGTTACCAACTCTTCCCACGTTTCCCTTCTATTTAATTCGGGGACAAATTTAGCGTATTTCATATACACTGTAATATCACTTAAAATTTTTTGTGAAATATCCATGTTTATTAATTTAATTAGTTATTTATTTATTTATTTGTTTCGTCTTTTTGTCTTTGTTGTCTTTTTTCTAACAACTCTTTAACTCTTGCTCGTTGTTTTTCTTCTTTTTGTTCTTCCAACCCTAAGAAAGTCATAGAACTATCGGTGTCAATGTCTAACATTGCATTATCAAATTTACAATTCTCAAATACAACTCCGTCATCACCAACCCTTGATTTTGTAATTGCTATTGTTGCTAATTTCATTTCTTTCTGTTGAAGTGTTTTTGCCACCGTAATAATAACGTGACCAACTTGTGCCTTTTTAATTGATCCACCCATTTGATCAGTTGTTACAACCTCAGAAGAAATAGAGCTTCTATTACCTTGTGTTGCCGTCCATCCAACTAAATCCATTTCGTGACACATTGCTTCAAATGCTCTCATTACAGACCCCTCACTCTTCCATTCATCACCTAAATTCTTATCAGGAACAACACAATCAATGTAATCAAGTAATACCATATCAATCTTATTACCATCAGCAACCATCTTTCTAATTTGATTCTTAATCTGAGACATAGTTACCGTATCAGATGGTAGTTTATTCATAATTAACTTATTTGGCATAGATTCCTCAATCTCTTTAACCTTTTGGATAACTTCGTCTCTTTTTTCTGATAATTCATCAGGGTGAACCTTAGTCCAAAGTGTGTAGTGTTTTCTTTGAATTACCTTTGGGTTATCTTCAAAAAAGATCTGAAGTACGTTGTTTCCTAAGTTAAATGCGTGGTTAGCAATTTTAGTTAGGATTGTAGATTTACCCACACCTGTTGGTGCCAATATAACCCCAATCTCACCTTTAGCTAAACCACCTTTCAATAGTCTATCAATTCCAGGTATTCCCATTGGAATTGGGTGTCTATAGTCTTCATCAAGGACCTGACTAATATTAGAAAAGACATCCATCGAACTTGTGTCTTTAGCCCCCACTTGTAAAGCTCCTCTAACCATTTCCTCAAGGGCATCGTAGTTCTCAAATTCACCACCATCGATGATTTTTTGAGCTTTGGTCATAACCTTTTGAAGTTCTTGTTGTTTACAGAACTTTAACGCCTTTTCCTGTACAAAACCTACACCATCAATAGGTGCGTCCTTAATTTTTTTAATTGTATCCAACACTATCTTGGATGCGATCTCTTGTTGTAATTCAGATTTAGTAATCTGTTCTAGTGTCTCAAATGATGGTGTGTGATCATATTTTGTATAATACTCTCTGATCATTTGGATAATTATTTTAAAGTATTTATTTTCAAAATAATTGTTTTCAATCACATCAATAATTGAATGTGAAAAATCTTTATCTAAAATAATTTGATTAAGTAATTGTAATTGGAATGTGTTTCCTAGATACTCAAAATTTTTGTTTGTCGCCATAATTTTCCTTCTGTTAGTAAAGATAAATACTATTAGTTTTGGATAAATTCAGGGTAAAAATAATTAAAATTTTTGCCTGAAAAAATGTCAGTCAGGTCGTTTAGTATACCTTTTAGCTTTGGGCGTAGGTCTACGGTATATCTTACCTTTGGTGGGTAGACTTTAGCGTCAAACCTTCTGTGACAAATTGTCAGGTCTCCAACCTTAATATAAAGGTTAAAATTTTCATCTCCGTCAGTAATTGACGTATTTAAAATAGCTGGATTCTCAGAAATTTCATATTTGTTGTCTAACATATAGACCACTGATCGCATTTTCAAATCATATTGTAATTTACGACATACCATACTCATATGGTCATAAAAATCCTCAGATTTGTGGGCATTTTTGTTAAATCCTTTAACATTAAAAAAACGTTGTACTACAATGTTATCATTACACATTAATAGGAATTCAACTTTTGTTACATCTTGATCTCTCATCTTGTTTTGTTTTTCTTTTTTACTTTTTGTTTCTAAACTTTGTTTTTTCTTTTCTTGATAATTTTAAAAATGGTTTCAAAAAATTAACCCAAGCATCATCTCCTTTTGGTAGGTACTTGAAGAATCCGTCGTCCATCATCATTCTTATTAAGTTTCTATGTCCTCTCCCATCGGGATCCATCGATTCAGAGTAATATTCCTTAACCATTTCCTTCCCCTCCTCATCAATTAAAGGTTCTGACAAATCTACGAGTATTTTATTGATTTTAAAAAAATCGTTACCCATAATACCTTCTTTGGTTTTACCACTGAGTAAGTTTCCTAAAACAACATTTTTTTGTTGTTCTTTTAATAGTAGTTCACCTTTTGTTAAAATATCGGTTAAAGATATCATCGAATCAAGTATTTCAGGAAAAAATTTAATTAAAGTTTTTTCTCCCATTAAACTTATTCCATCAATGTTGTCCGAAGTGTCACCAGCAAGGATCTTAAATGTCATTACATTGTAGTGAGGAATTGAGCAATCTTTAAATTTAATTTTATCTCCAAACTTAAAATATTGTTTTGCTTGTGGAGAATAGATTGATACCTTTTCTGAAATTAATTGAGTTAAGTCTTTATCACTTGAGAATATCGTTTTCTCTTCATCTAAAGAGATTTGACAATAATATGCGATAAGATCATCGGCTTCTGAATTTTCAACCTCTAATTGTCTTATAAACATCTCCTCAAGATATTGTTTAACTCTTGTTTTTTGTTTGTTAAATGAATCTGTCTTCTCCTCATTATCAGGAGAAGACTTTCGATTCATTTTATATTTAGGGTATAGTTGTTTTCTTTGAGATGAATTTGTATCACTATCCCAAAAGACCATAACTTTGTTAAAGTTAGTTTCTTCTAAAAATTTACGGATTGTGTTAAGAAAATGCCAAGTCCCACCAATGTGTTCCCCATTATTATAGAAATCCTTAACTCCGTGAAATCCA